CCTCATATTTGACCCAGAGGAGTATTTTTGGTCGGGATTCGGACCAGGCCACGCGATTCGCACCTGACGCGTTTTCTTGTGTGTTCCTTTCCGCGTCGGGAGGGGTTGCTTGAGTCGCGTGGTCTGACCTGAATCTCGGTCGAACTCCGCAACAACCTGTATTCTCGGGGGTGAAAACTCGATGCCGCGTAAGGCAAAGCCCATCGAAGTACCGAAGAGGCCGCCCCGTTCCCCGGAAGAGGCCGAGGATCGCCTGATCTCCCTGGCAACCACGAGAGCTGAGATGATGCTGGCCGAGGGTACGGCGCCTCCGTCGGTTGTAATTCACTATCTCAAACTCGGCACCAGTCGCGAGAAGCTCGAACAGGAGCGACTCCGAGCCGAGAACAAAATGCTCAAAGCCAAAGCCGAAGCACTCGAGGCTTCCGCTAGAGGCGAAGAGGCGTACGCGGAGGTGCTTAGAGCTTTCCGTGCTTATTCCGGCGGTGGAGTCGGTGAGGACGTACTCTGAACTGATCGAGCTTCCCGACTGGGATTCGAGACTACGCTACCTGCAGACTTTCTCGGACCCATACGCACGAACGTTTGGCGAGGGACGCTATCTGAACCAGAGGTTCTATCACTCGCCGGAGTGGAAGAGGTCTCGAGACATCACAATCGCTCGGGACTTGGGTCGAGACTTGGGTGTCGAGGGAATGGAGATTCAAGGGAAGCTCCTGGTTCATCATATGAATCCGATGAAGCCCGAGGATCTCATAGACTTCAATCCTGCAGTGCTCGATCCGGAGTATCTCATCACCGTGTGCCACGACACGCACAATGCTATACACTACGGCTTCGCTCGAGAGAGCGAGCTGATCGAACGTCGAGAGGGCGACACCAAGCTATGGTGAACAAGTATCGAGATGAGCTCTTTCACTACGGCGTTCCGGGAATGAAGTGGGGTCAACGCAAGACCTACCAGAAGGTCGGTCAACAGACCATCGGCTCGAAGTCCACGGCGCAGATCATCGCTGACAAGAGGGCCGCACTTCGCTCGGAAACCCAGGGTCGATTCGCCAAGGCATCCGTCTCGTACTTCGCCAAAATGGCCGGAGTCCAGCGAGGTGCCGCCAATGCGAAGAAACAACACGACGCCAAGGTCGATCGAGAGCGGAAGAAGAAAGAACGGGAGCGGATCCGTGCCGAGAAGGCCGCCGCTCGAGCAGCAAGAAAGGCGGCACGAGGCAAGTGACCCGTTATAAGGACGAGCTGTTTCACTACAGCACAAAGCCCTCCGCTGCACAGCTCCTTCGCAAGAAGAAGCGCGTTGTGGCTGACAAGGATACTCAGGACGACGTGAAGGCGTCCAAGAAGAAACTTTCCCGTCGTCAGATGCTTCTCCAGGCTCTCCAGAAGAACCCGACGAAGATCGGGACTGATGCGGATGAGCCCGAGGGAAATGAAGAAGACGAGTCGGAGCAGGACCTCTCGGCCAAATCCAAGCGCAAGAAGCTCTCTTCCAAGAGCGTGAAGGGCAAGCCGCGCTTCCCGCTCAAGAAGGCCGCACGCTGATGGCTGACGGGTCGATTCTCCAGACCGTCAAGAAGATGCTCGGCCTCGAGGCATCGTATACAGCATTCGACGACGAGCTCATCTCGCACATCAACTCGGCGATCTTCGAGTCGGCCCAGCTCGGCCTGCCTCGTTTTCACATCACCGGGCCGACCTCGACGTGGGGCGAATGGCTCGGCGAGGACGAGTTCAAAATCGAGGCGGTCAAGTCTCTGATCTACGCACGCGTTCGACTCGACTTCGATCCGCCGAACAACTCGTACGTCACCGAGGCGTTTCAGAAGAGGATCGTCGAATTGCAGTGGCGTATCAACCAGGAGAAAGAATTCTCATGAGTAGCTCCATCTCTCGCCCCGAGGATGTCCTTGCGCATCATGGCGTCAAGGGTATGAAGTGGGGGATTCGCCGGTCTCGCAAGAGCAGTGGCTCGAGCCAGACGGGCCCCAAGAAGCAAGAGGCTCGTAAGGCGTCATCTCTGTCCGACGCTGAGCTTCAGCGCCTCGTGAACCGTGCTAACCTGGAGCGTCAGTACAACCAGGCGTACGGCCCCAAGCCCTCTCAGCGCAGTCGTCTCAAGAAACAGCTCGCCTCGCTTCCGGGCGACATCGCCGTGAGCGCCATCCGCAACGTCGGCACGAAGTACGCCACCAATTATCTCGACAGTGCTGTATCTGCAGGAGCCAAGGCATCCAAGAAGCGTAAGAAGCGGAGCTGAGCTTCTAGATGCTCAGTAATACCGCAACCCCGCGTTATTATGCTGAGTTCCGTGCGCGAGTCCTGTCGGGTGAGATCCCGGTATGCCACGAAATCGAACTGGAGATGAATCGAATCGATGACCGTGTTCGTAATCCTAGTTTCTACTATGACGATCTTGCGGTCGAGGGTTTCATCCGCTTCTGCGAATCGGAGATGACCCTCACCGACGGTCAGGATCTGGTCCTTCTGGATTCGTTCAAGCTATGGGCCGAGGAGATCTTCGGATGGTGGTATTTCATCGAGCGCTCGGTCTTCGTTCAGAACGAGAACGGCCGCGGAGGCCACTTCGAGAAACGCAAAGTCAAGCAGCGCCTCATCAACAAGCAATACATCATCGTTGCTCGAGGCGGAGCCAAGTCTCTATACGAGACACTGCTGCAAGCGTATTTTCTTACGATCGACACTACCACGACCACGCAGATCACTACCGCCCCGACCATGAAACAGGCCGAGGAGGTCATGCAGCCTCTTCGAACCGCCATGACTCGGAGCAAGGGCCCGCTGTTCTCGTTCCTGACCGACGGTGAGATTCGAAACACCACGGGTTCCAAGGCCGATCGTCAGAAGCTCTGTTCCACCAAGAAGGGGATCCAGAACTTCATGACGAACAGCCTAGTCGAGGTTCGCCCCATGTCCATCGACAAACTTCAGGGGCTCCGACCCAAGCTTTGCACGGTGGATGAGTGGCTCTCCGGCGATATTCGAGAGGATGTCGTTGGCGCGCTCGAACAGGGAGCATCCAAGGTCAACGACTGGCTCATTGTGGCTGTCTCCTCCGAGGGCACGGTCCGAAACGCCAGCGGCGACGACATCAAGATGGAGCTTCTCAAAATCCTTAAGGGCGAATACCGAGACGAGCACACATCCATATTCTACTACCGCCTAGACGACGTCAAAGAAGTCGGAAATCCGGACATGTGGCGGAAGGCTCAGCCGAACCTTGGCATGACCGTCACATATGATACGTATGCCCGAGACGTTGAGCGCGCAGAGAACGTTCCCTCAGTCAGGAACGATATCCTGGCCAAGAGGTTCGGTCTCCCCATGGAGGGATACACGTACTTCTTCACATACGACGAGACGATTCCGCATAGGAAGCAGGATTTCTGGCAGTTACCCTGCGCTATGGGCTGCGACCTATCCCGAGGTGACGACTTCACGGCGTTCACATTCTTGTTCCCCCTCAGCGGGGATCGTTTCGGTGTTAAGACCCGGTGCTATGTCTCTGAGAAATCTGTCCTGATGCTTCCCGCATCACTGCGACGCAAGTATCAGGAGTTCCTCGACGAGGGCTCCCTTCAAGTGATGGACGGGACCGTTCTCGACATGATGGAAGTCTACGAGGATCTCGATCGCTACATTCTCGACCAGAATTACGACGTTCGAGCAATGGGGTTCGACCCGTACAACGCTCGAGCGTTCGTGGAGCGCTGGACTCGAGAGAATGGCGAATACGGAGTTGAGAAAGTCGTCCAGGGCGCCAAAACTGAATCCGTGCCTCTCGGAGAGATCAAGAACATGGCGTTCAACCGCCTACTTCTCTTCGATCAGGCGATCATGCAGTTCACCATGGGGAATTGCATCGCCCTGGAGGATACCAACGGCAACCGCAAGCTTTACAAGGATCGCAGAGAACAGAAGATCGACTCCGTGTCGGCACTACTCGACGCTTGGGTTGCATACAAAGTCCACCGAGAGATATTCGACTGAAAGGAGGCCGGCGGTGTCATTCGCGTCCAGGCTCAAGCACGCCTACAACGCGTTCACGAATCAGGACAGATCACCGGACTGGAATCTGGGTACTTCCTACGCCAGTCGACCCGATCTCCCTCTCAGCGTGTACAACATGGACTCATCCATTGTTAACACGCTTTACAACATCATCTCGATCGACGTGGCGGCTACTCCGATACGGCATATTCAGCTGGGCGAGAACGGTCGCTTCGAGTTCGAGCGAGCGTCATCTCTCAATGACTGTCTTGAGTTCGCGCCGAACAAGGACCAGAGCGGGCGAGCCTTCGTTCAGGACATCGTTCATACGTGCTTCGAGTACGGTGCAGCTGCCGTGGTACCTGTCGATACTGACCTGAACCCGAGGGAATCGAACACCTTCGAGATCAAGTCCATGCGTGTCGGCTATGTGACGCAGTGGTATCCCGACCACGTCAAGGTACGGCTTTACAACGATCGAAAAGGCGAGCGTGAAGAGCTGATTCTGCCGAAGAGGACTGTGGCCATCATTCAGAACCCTTTCTACGAGGTGATGAACAAGCCGAATTCCACTCTTCAGCGCTTGGCGCAGAAACTCACCCTTCTGGATGTCGCGGACAAGAGGGCGTACTCCGGCAAGCTAGATATCATCATACAGCTGCCCTACACCATCAAGTCCGAGGGCCTGCAGAAGCGAGCCGATGCCAGACTGAACCAGATTTCAGATCAGCTCACCAAGTCGACGTATGGAATCGCCTACGCTGACGGCACGGAGAAGATAACGCAGCTCAACCGTCCGGCCGAGAGCAATCTTCTGGCCCAGATCCAGTATCTGACCAAGGAGCTCTACGCTCGACTCGGCGTCACAGAGAACGTCTTCAACGGCACAGCCAAGGAAGAGGAACTCGCGCAGTACTGGAACCGAACGGTTGAACCGATGCTCGACGCAATTTCGATCGCGTTCACTCAGACGTTCCTCACCAAGACTGCCAGAACACAGGGACAGCGAGTCAAGTACTTGAAGGATCCGTTCCGTCAGGTACCGCCGTCCAAGATGATCTCGGCACTCGACACACTCCTTCGAGACGAGGTCATCTCGTCCAACGAAGGCCGTTCGTACCTGTCCCTTCCGCCTGCTCCTGACGATGGAGCGGACGCCCTGCAGAATGCGAACATCAACCCGTCCGCCAGCACGGCGCTGGACGCATTGCCGTCTCAGGCCACGCCGGCCCAGGACGAGTACGACACTGAACCTACGGACGGAGGTCAAAATGGCGTATGACTTCAGCGGGTACGCCACAAAGAATGACCTGACCTGCTCAGACGGTCGGATCATTCGCCGCGACGCCTTCCGTGACAACGACGGAGCCACCGTCCCGCTTGTGTGGCAGCACGGTCATAACGACCCTGCGAACGTCATTGGACACGCGAAGCTCGAGAATCGCAAGGACGGCGTGTACGCCTACTGCTCCTTCAACAAGACTGACGCGGCTGAGACTAGTCGCGAGCTGGTCGAGAATGGAGATGTGGACTCGCTGTCGATCTATGCCAACCGCCTGTCCCATTCCGGACCTAGCGTGACGCATGGAAACATCGTTGAGGTCTCGCTCGTGCTTTCGGGTGCGAACCCAGGGGCGCTCATCGACAACGTGGCCATTCAGCACTCCGACGGATCCTACGAGGACGCCGAGGATGAGGCCATCATCTACACCGGCACTACCCTCTCGCACTCAGACGAAGAGTCCGAGGATGAAGAGGACACCGAAGAGGAAGAGGAGGACGACGTGGCCGACGAGGATTTCGACGTCAACGAGTTCGTTGACTCCCTCACCGACGAGCAGGTTGACACTCTGTACGACTTCATCCAGTCCCTCCAGGACGAGGATGACGACAACGACGACAACGACGAGGCCGAGCACGGTTTCGGCAAGGAGGATGTTCTGGTGCACTCCAACATCTTTGAGGGTTCAGACGAGCCGGTCTACGGTGAGGTTCTGACCCACTCCCAGATTCAGGAGATCTTCGAGGACGCTGCCCGCCCGGGCATGACCCTCAAGACTTCGTTCCTGGCGCACGCTCAGGACTACGGCATCAAGGAGCCGGAGAAGCTGTTCCCCGACGCCACGCTGGTGGACAAGGAGCCCCAGCGCGTCATGCGCGAGAACAGCTGGGTCTCCAAGGTTCTCAACAGCTGCAAGCACACGCCGTTCTCCAGGGTTAAGACCCAGTGGTCCGACCTCACCCCTGACGCTCTTCGCGCCAAGGGCTACGTGAAGGCCAGCCGCAAGAAGGATGTCGTCTACGAGGTGGCCAACCGCACCACCACGCCGACCACGATCTACAACAAGACTCGTATGGACCGCGATGACATCCTGGACATCACGTCCTTCGACGTTGTCGCCTGGATGAAGCAGAACCTGCGTCTCGCCCTTGACGAGGAGCTGGCTCGCGCCATCCTGATCGGTGACGGCCGCGATGTGTCCTCCCCGGACAAGGTCAAGGAGGCCAACATCCGTCCGATCTGGAAGGATGACGAGCTCTTCGCTCACAAGGTTACTCTAGATGCCACTGCGGATCAGTACGCCGTCATCGACGCCGTTCGCCGTGCCAGGAAGAACTACAAGGGTTCCGGGTCCCCGGTTCTCTACACCACCAACGAGTTCGTCTGCAACCTGCTCGAGCTCCGCGACAAGAACAACCGGTACGTCTTCCAGACCCCGCAGAACATCGCCACCAGCCTGAACGTCTCCGATCTGGTCGAGGTCGAGGTCATGGAGGGCGCCGAGCGTGACGAGGGCGGCAAGCGCAAGCTTCTCGGCATCATCGTCAACCTGGCGGACTACACGCTGGGCGCCGACAAGGGCGGAGAGGTCAACTTCTTCGACGACTTCGACCTGGACCTGAACCAGCAGAAGTACCTGCTGGAGACTCGCTGCTCCGGTGCGCTGACCAAGTACAAGAGCGCTCTTGTCATCGAGCAGAAGGCGGCCTGATTCGTCAAAATGGCTAAGTTCTTCGGAAAGATCGGTTACGGCGAGTCCGTACAGGTCAAGCCCGGAGTTTGGCAGGACAAGATCACCGAGAGATCGTACTACGGCGACGTCACGCGAATGATGAAGCAGTATGTCTCGACCGACAAGGTGATTCCGGATCTCCGCACGAACAATCAGATACGCATTCTCGCGGATGCGTTCGCTCTGGAGAACTTCTCGGCCATCAAGTACGTGGAATGGATGGGGGCGCGCTGGTCCGTCAGCAATGTCGAGGTCGCACGCCCCCGTCTAGTCCTCGACCTCGGAGGGGTGTACAATGGGCCGACTGCAACTCCATGAGTCTTTGGTTGGGGCCCTTGGCTCGGACCATGTGTACTACCAGCCACCGGAATCGGTCAAGCTCGTCTACCCGTGCATCGTCTATCAGCGCAACAACGCTTCCCCGTATTACGCCGATAACGTGCTGTGGTGGAACTTGATCGGGTATCAGGTCACGGTCATCGATCGTGATCCGGATAGTCCCGTAAACGACAAGGTGGCCGCAATACCGACGGCTCGATTCAGCCGCTTCTTCGCGACTGAGGGCCTCAACCACAATGTGTTCACCATCTACGCTTAGGAGGATGCAGCATGGCTGCTCTCACCTGGGACCAGGATGGCGCTCGCGTCTACGAGACTGGTGTTGACCACGGCGCTCTGTACGTCGTGGACTCGAGCACCGGCAAGTACGGCAAGGGCGTGGCCTGGAACGGTCTCACCAAGGTCACCGAGACCCCGTCAGGCGCCGACATCTCCGATGTCTACGCGGACAACATCAAGTACCTCTCCCTCCAGGCCGCTGAGACCTTCGAGGGCACAATCGAGGCCTACACGTTCCCCGACGAGTTCATGGCCTGCGATGGCACTGAGGCTGCAGAGGCCGGAGTATACCTCGGCCAGCAGGCTCGTGCGAAGTTCGGTATCGCCTACCGGACCGTTAAGGGCAATGACACCAAGGGCAATGCGTTCGGCGAGAAGATCCACGTTCTCTACGGTCTGACCGCTCAGCCTTCGGAGCGCGCTTACAGCACGATCAACGACTCTCCCGAGGCCATCAGCTTCTCCTGGAGCGTCAAGTCGACTCCTGCCGCGGTCACTGGCCACAAGCCGGTTTCCGTCATCACGCTCGACAGCACCGTGCTCACCGCCACGAAGTACAAGGCCGCCACGGAGACGCTGTTCGGCAAGTCCGACACCGACCCGAAGCTCCCCACACCGGACGAGCTCATCGCTGCCATCAAGGCCGCGGCCTGAGATACGCCTGCGCCCTCGGTCGACCATCAAATCCTGAGGGCGCAGCGCCTCGATAGGAACACACATGCTCACGCTTATTATCCACGGGGAGGAGAAATACGACGATGTACGCAATCTCTTCATTCCGGGAATCACCACCGAGCTGAAGCTCGAACATAGTCTTCTGTCTCTGTCAAAATGGGAATCGATCTGGAAAGTGCCGTTCCTCGGTAATCGAGAGCGCACTGCCGAGCAGTCACTCAGTTACATCGAGTGCATGACGATCGGAAGGGTCAATCCTCTGGCGTACTCCCATCTCACACCCGAACACGCCCAGAAGGTTGCGGACTACATCAACGACCCTATGACGGCGACGACATTCCGAGATCACGGTCCGGGATCACGAGAGATCATCACTTCGGAACTGATCTACTACTGGATGGCTACTTTCTCCATCCCGTTCGAATGCGAGAAGTGGCATCTGAACCGCCTCATGACTCTGATCCGTGTCTGCGGCGAGAAGAACAAGGATCCCAAGAAGATGAGCCGGGCCGAGATAGCTCGTCAGAACCGTTCGCTTAATGCGGCCCGTAGAGCGAAGATGGGAAGCAAGGGATGATCACAGGAACCATCTCCGGGAAGTCCAACCCGGGTTCCACTGTCGTTGTGGACGTGGTTAACGGGTCTTCTACCTCTCTCACCACGATCGATGGAGACATCAATATCCAGGCCGTGGGATCCGAGGGCGCTTACACCCGAATCTACGTCTACTACACGGACAATACGAGCGCTAAGTTCAACGGAACCCTCAGTGAGAAGCGACCGATTTCGTTCAACGCCACCAAGAACACCGGCGGTGGCGGCAACGGAAACGTCCTCATCCTTCCGGTCGGCGGCGAGGTTCCGTCAGGAACGCCGTCGAACACGGTGGTCGTGCGCAGGACCGTCTGATGGCTATGCGAATCCGCGGATCCGTCAAAAGCTCGGATCCGACGAAGCCTCTCAGTTACACGGGGGCGTTTAAATCCGGCGACTGGGGGCTCCTCGTCGTGGCCGGACAGTTCGGAACGCAGGGGGATGCCACTCCTGCGGGATGGACCGGCATTTACGACACGGACAAGAAGGGCGAGAACTGGATTCGCTCAACCACAGTAGCCGTGCACAAGGCCCAGTGGGGGGCCGAATTCCGTAACATCAACTGGGGGTCCAAGAGCACCGAGTACAAAGGACGCCAGTGCGCATATCTCGTCGTGATCGACGGGTCCACCATCGACGATATGAAGCTCGAGGCCATTCACAGCACCGAGAACGCACAGCTCATAAGTGACGTCCCCTGCTTCGGCATCATGACGATGCATGCCACGGCTTCCGAGAACGTCGTCGCCTTCCCCAGCACTACGACCATCATCACGGACGGCGCTTGGGGGAAGAAGACCGACGCGAGTTGGAGCTCGATCGCCGTTAACTACGCCAAGGCGCCTTTCACTGCGCCTGCAGGCGGAACCGTTGCTAAGAGCCGCACATTCGTCAAGGTCACGGAGCACGCCGAGCAGGCGAGCGAAGACCCGACGATGGCTAACGGTACGCGAGTGGAGTATTTCGTCTGGTCCGGCACCGAGGCGATCTCGTGTGTTAGCCTGAAGGCGATCCCTTACGGATCTCGATCCGTTGAGGAGATGCTCAAGACCCCAAAGTTCTTCGTAGCCCATCGAGGCGGATCCGCATCCTGGCCGGAGCACACCGAACGTGCGTACTCTCAGTGCCCGATCTTCAAGTGCCAAGGCCTTGAGATGAGCTGCGGACAGTCGAGTGACGGCGTGTGGTTCGGGTGCCATGACCAGTCGCTCTCTCGCCTTGTTCCAGCACTGACTAAGCCCGTAGACCAATACACGTGGGACGAGATCAAGACCGCTGCTTCTCAGACCGAGAACATGCCCGCCAGACTCGACTGGTTGATCGAGCACTACATCGACAGCCACGTTCTTGTCGTCGACCCGAAGTACAAGACCGGAAAGTGGGAAGAATTCCTGGCGGTCTTCAAGGGTCTGGAGAACAAGATCATCTTCAAGGCGTACGGCGACACGCAATGGGCGTTCGACCCGATTCGCGCCAAAGGTGTGAAGACGTGGGGGTACGCTTACGCCGGAGACAAAGACAAAGCCTGGTACGCGAACTGGGCAGCGGGAAAGACCTGCGACGTTCTCAGCATGGAGTACACCGCGCCGCAGGATACCTGGACCGCGCTCAAAGCCTCGGGCAAACCACTGGTCTCACACATTCCTTCGGTTCCCGAATCCGTCAAAATGGGTTGGGACAAGGGGGCAGACGGTACGATCTGCTCAAACCCAAAGGCGTGCATGCCCACGTGTGCGTGAGAGGAGGATGGATTGACTGTAGCTTCGTACGCTGCTAGCTGCGCTAGATACTATGCTGATGATGCGAACATCGGATACAGCCAGCCCGAACGATGGACCTTCTACGACCAGTCCGACTGGGACGGTTGGTTCCACGGAATCGCGGCCAACGCGGATTGCTCGGCGCTTGTCGCGGGATGCTACAACCTGGCTGCCCACCACGAGTGGGGCGAGCCTTTCACCGCGGGATACTTCCCGAAGTCGACATGGACCGGATCCCTTCGTGAAGAGTGCGCTAAACGCAACTTCGCGGATATTTCAGACTCATGGAACGGTAACGAGCCTGACGGCGGTTTCGAGGTTGGCGACATCGTCCTGAGCGAGGCTGCTTCCGGAGGCCGTGGGCACGTGGCCATCGTGACTCAGACCGGTCCGACGGTCCTCGCCGAGGCCTGGATTGCTGAAGACGGCTCCATCGACGGTTACGCTGGTGACCAAACTGGTGGAGAGGTTCGCACGATCCTCTACAACGACCACCCGTATACCAACGGAGACGCCTGGACGCACTGTCTTCGCCGCAGAGACAATCACGTCTCCGTGGACGACGGTACGAGCCATGCGACTTCCAGTTCCTCGTCATCGAACGACTCCAGTCCTTCGGCCACGAGCATCCAGGATGCAGTACTGCAGGCCGCCGACAATGTCGGTTGCCCGTGGTGGGCGGCCCTGGCCTGCTTGTGGATGGAAACCGGTTTCGAAGGGGCGAACATCTACGGTAACGACGCTGGTGGCGCCTGTTCCGGATGGGGCGAGGTCACGAAGGAGAACTTCGAGAACGACTTCTGGCCCGTCGTTTCGAACTGGGGTACATCCAACGGTGTCGGCCCACTGCAGGTGACTTACAACGGCTACTTCATTCAGGATCCGAACCGTGCTTGGTGGGATCCGGAGAAGAGCGCAGAAGTCGGTTGCGCAATTCTGCGCGATCTGATCGCTTACGAGGGCGATTCATACGAGGACCTTCGTCGGGTCGGGTCTCGTTACAACAGCGGAAATGCTTCGGGTGCTTACGACTCCTACGGCGTTCCGTTCTCGCAGCACTGTGAATGGTGGTACAATCACGGCCGTCCTTCAGGCGGCGGAGAGGAGTCATGGATGAGTGAGGGTGTCGACATTCTCAAGGAGATGAACGCTCGCCTGATCGAGATCTCGGACCAGACCGGTTCCGGAATCGCGGGTCGCCGTTTCGACGGCCCTCTGGTCGGATGGTTCAAGACCGTGAGCGGGCAGCTCTCCACCTTGAACGACAAGGTCGACGCGCTGTCGGCCAAGCTCGACCAGAAGTGATCTGAGGAGGTCCAGCCATGCCCACGGGCAAGTTCAGCGGGCGTTTCCCCGCATGGTCCGTCGTTCAGGTGGACTGCCTCGACGGCGACACATTCGTCGAGTTCGTGGACGGCACCGGGCGTCTGACCGGTCAGGTCGACTACCGCGAAAAGCCCGAAGCTCGCGTTTGGTGCCACGTCGGCATGGCCGAGGCCTATCGTCTCGTTGCGCTCGACGCGTCCAGGGTCACAGATGTGTCTCTGGATGTGCCGGGCGCCAACGGCGGCGACACGAAAGAGCTCGAGCGACAGATAGACTTGCTGGCCCAGGACGTTTCGCCGTTTGTCAAGGGGCACAGGTACTACAGCCCGGTTACCTACTTCTGGCCGGACTACTACAACGGCGCGACGTCAAAATGGAATAGAACTCTCGGATACGGCTCGTCCCTCGGCATTGTTATCATGAACCGGAACAGCGGAGACTGGGAAACGTTCGACGCCGACTTCCAGAAGCAGGCGGCCAGAGCGCTTTCCGCGGGAGCTAAGCGCTGTGTCTTCTATGTCAAGACCCAATACGGTGTTGCCGAGCTTCCGAAGGAAGACCCTGCTCGCGCGGGAGTTCCTGACGTTGACAAGTACACCCAGGACTACATCCTCCAGCAGATCGCATGGGCGAAGAAGAACTACCCGAACGAATGTCAGGGGGTCTTCCTCGACGAGGTGGTCAACGGCTGGGGTGCACAGGCGCCCAGACTCGACTGGTATAGGCGGCTCTTCAAGAAAATTCGCGATCTTTACGGCAAGCAGTTCCTCATTGTCATCAACACCGGGTCCAACATCGCCGATGACTTCGTCAGCGCGGATTTCGACATCTGCATGTGCTTCGAGGAGAAGGCCGAGACCTACCTCAAGAACGATGCGACGAAGCCCGTCATGACCGACCGGATGATGCAGGAGCCGGCCACTCGCTGGTGGCATGTTATCCACGACGTCACCAAGGACAACTACCAGAAGGTCGTAAACCAGGCGGCGTCGCTCGACGTGGCGCACCTCTACATCACCGACGGCCAGCTCGTCAAGGGCGAAGGCGGTCAGTGGAAGCCTGAGGTGAATCCGTATCAGAACCCCCCGAGCGAATGGCTCATGCCTCTCACTATCGCATGGGTCAACGGCTACCTCGATATCCTTAATCGCGTCATAGCTCTGGAGGCCAAGCAGAAGTGAGCGTCTCGCTCTCGCTCGACGGCAAGTTTGTCAAGACCGAGGCGTGGCTCACCAAGCTCAAAGAGCAGGAGTACCTCGACGTACTCAAGGACTGCGGTCAGCGGGGTGTGGACGCGTTGAGCGATGCCACCCCCGTTGACACGGGCCTCACCTCGCAATCCTGGACCTATAACATCGAAAAAGGGTCCGGTGTCGGCCGTATCGTGTGGTCGAACACTCACGTCGTCAACGGTGTCAACATCGCCGTGATTCTCCAGTACGGACATGGCACCGGAACAGGCGGCTATGTCCAGGGCAGGGATTATATTAATCCGGCCATGAAACCCATATTCGACGAGATCGAGCAGAGAGTGCTCAAGGTGGTGAATTCCGTATGAGTACCATTGAGGATAAAGTCGTATCCCTGAAGTTCGACAACAAGCAATTCCAGTCCGGAGTTGCGGAGTCTCTCCAGTCCGTTGAGAAACTCAACACTGGCTTGAAGATGGAGGGCGCCACCCAGGGACTCGACAACGTCGCGAATTCTGCAAGGCGTCTGACATTCGGAGAGGCCATCAGCGGCGCCGGGAACCTGATCTCGAACATGAGCGTTCTCGGGGTATCGGGCATCGCAGCACTCGGAGGCATCGCATCGAAAGCCGTCTCCGTCGGAGCGGACTTGATCAAGTCTCTCTCGATTGAACCGGCACTCGACGGTTTTCAAGAGTATGAGATGCAGCTCAATTCGGTTCAGACGATTCTCGCCAACACGGCGAGCAAGGGCGAGGACATCAACAGCGTCAACGCCGCTCTGGACGAGTTGAACACGTACGCGGACCAGACCATCTACAACTTCTCCGAGATGACTCGGAATATCGGTACCTTCACGGCAGCCGGTGTGGGTCTGAAGGACTCGGTGTCCGCCATTAAGGGCCTGAGCAACCTTGCGGCCGCCTCCGGCTCGACCAGCGCCCAGGCGTCAACGGCCATGTATCAGCTCTCGCAGGCTATCGCTACCGGCACGGTTCGACTCATGGACTGGAACTCGGTGGTCAACGCCGGAATGGGCGGTGAGCAGTTCCAAGAGGCCTTGAAGCGCACTGCTCGCATTCACGGCGAGGCGGTGGACGAAGCCATTGCAAAAGAGGGGTCCTTCCGTGATTCCTTGCAGGACGGATGGCTCACGTCTGAGGTTATGCTCGAGACGTTGAGTCTTATGACCGGCGACTACTCCGAGGAAGCCATCCGCGCGATGGGATATACCGAGGAGGAGACCCAGGCGATCATGGAGTTCGCGGAGACCGCCAAAGGTGCCGCGACCCATATCAAGACTTTCTCTCAGCTTGTCGGAACGGTCAAAGAGGAACTGGGCTCCGGGTGGGCCACCACTTGGCGAATCGTTCTCGGTGACTTCGAGGAAGCCGAGCAGCTTTGGACCAGTATCGGAAACGTCATCACGTCCAAGATCTCCGATATTTCCAGCGCCAGGAACAAGATGCTTCTGGAATGGAAGGAGCTGGGTGGCCGAGACGAACTCCTGCGTGGCCTGAAGAACTCCTTCGAGGCACTGATCAAACCCATTCAGGCTATCGGCAACGCCTTCGGGAGAGTGTTCTCCGGACCGTCGGCTCAGGGTCTTTACAACGTCACGAAAGCATTTGCGGACTTCACGGCCACGCTGGTCATGAACGATCGGACGATGGAGGTCATCACCTCTGCGTTCGAGGCTCTGTTCAGCGCCGCTAAGCTTGGTCTTGATATATTCGTCGACCTGGCGAAGATCGTCGGATCAGTGCTCTTCGGGGCGTTCCACATCCTCACGACCGTTCTCGGTATAGCTATTAGGTCTACCGGGGGTCTTGTCGGGGTCATCCGGGACGCCGTGAACTGGGTGCGAAACTGGTACGAGTCTCTCAATCTGTCCGAGCGCGTGATCACTGCGATCACCAATGCCTCGAACAAGATGGCGGACGCCATGGCTCGCACGGTCACCTGGACTAAGCAGCTCGTCGCCGGGTTCAAGCAGGGATTCACTTCGGAGTACGCCTCTACATGGGACCGTCTCACGGATGCCGTTGAGCGACTGTGGAAGGCCATGAAGATCGCGGGTACCGTCATCAAAGACGTGATCCTGGAGCCTTTCAGGCAGCTCAAGAACGACAGCGGCCCCGTTGGCGACGCTGTGAATGCTGTTGGAACAGCTGTTGGCGCCGCCGGAACCGCGGCAGAGAAAGCGGGCGGATGGTTCGCGCAGCTCAAGGATAAGATCGTTTCGTTCTTTCGTGGAGCGGACGAGAATTCTGAAGGATGGGGCAAGTCTTTCGCTGACAAGCTCATTCCTCTGACGGACCAGCTCATCGACAAGATCGATCATCTCTCCGACCGCACTATGGTATGGGGCAACACAATTGCAAACTGGGTCTCGCCGCGCGCTCAGGCATTGGCCAAGCACGTCGACGAGCTCAGGTCAAAATGGAGTGATTTCAAAGAAAGTCTTGGGGACGTCGACTTCTCATGGACCGATAAACTGAAGTCCGCAGTCGCCGCAGTTGGTTCCGGGATCGGCAACGTGTTCTCCGGCATGAAGTCCGGGAGCATCGACTGGTCTCCGTTCACCAAAGCGTGGAATGATCTTAAAGAGATCGTCTCGCATTACACCGAGCGGGTGAGAGGCGCCATTTCGGTGACGTCTCAGTTTGTCAAGAATCTGGATCTGGGGAGTAAAGTCTCCTCCGGGTGGTCGAACTTCCTCGACCTGCTGAAGAACATCATCGGGTTCCTCTCCAAGCTCGGAGAGTTCGCGGTGTTCGTCGGCGGCAAGATCAAGAATGCACTCGAACCGATCTTCGGCGGAATTCTCAACCAGTTCAAGAACGGCGATTGGCAGGGGCTCTTCGATAACCTTGTGAAGGGCGGTGCTCTGGCCACATTCGTTGTTCTGGCCAAGAAGGTGACAGACACCCTCAAGGCCATGAAAGAAACGTTCGAGGGCTGGGCCGGAATCGGCGACAGCGTCAAGGGTGTCATCGACGGATACGCCGAGAGCATGGAAGCGGCCACTGGTAAGGTGAAGGCGGAAACGCTTCTCATCTACGCGGCGGCTATCGGCGTCCTGGCAGCATCTTTGTGGATCCTGGCTCAGGTTCCTGCGGAAAGCGTCATGGCCTCCGGAATCGCCATCGGCGTGGCGTTCACGGCCATCACCAAGGCCATGGAGAAGATGAACGACTCCATGAGCGCCGTGTCATCGGGCAAGATGATCGTTCAGGCAGCAGGTTTGATCCTGGTCTGCACGAGTATCATCATCCTCGGACACGCCATGCAGAATGTTGCTTCCCTCGGTTGGGGCGGAATCATGAAAGGCCTCGTCGGGGTCGGAGCGGCTATCGGCATGCTGGTTGTTCTGGCGAACACCATGGGCTCTCCGCGTCAGCAGACGAAGTTCATCTCGTTCGGGCTGGCAATGAACCTCATGGCCGCGGCAACACTCGTCATGACCAAGGTCGTCAAGAATCTTGGGGAGATGGACACCGGTAGCCTCATTCAGGGCGAACTGGCTCTGGCGGCGCTGCTCGTCATCGTCGGGATCTACGCCGAGATCTCGAACAAGAAGGTCAGCATCGGTTCGGCCTTGGCGTTCCTGGCCATTGCTTACGTCTTGAAGCAGCTGAGCGGTATTATTTCGGAATTCGCATCAATGCCGTGGTCCGATTACCTCAAGGGTGTCGTCATGATGGGTCTGGTGCTCGCCGGACTCATCGTCGCAATGAACTTCAGCGACTCCAACATCACAGGTGCAGCCACATTGATGATTGCGGTCCTCGCCGTCAAATTGGCAGCTTCTGAGATAGCCAACATCGCCTCCATGGACTGGGGGACCTATCTCAAGGGCGTCACCATGATGGGTCTGGTACTCGCAGCCCTGGTCATCGCCACCACTCTTGCTGACGGCGGGATCCTTGGCGCTGCTGGTATTATCCTGACGGCCCTGGCTATCCAAATCCTGGTTCCGGCACTCCAAGCACTGGCTGACATGTCATGGGGCGAGTTGCTCGAAGGGCTCACGGGTCTCGGTCTGGCGTTGGCCGTCGTGGTCGTCGCTGGGTACGCGGCAACCGGTGCGGCTATCGGCCTCCTGGCTCTAGGCGTGGCTATCGGACTTATCGGTGCGGGTGTCGGCCTAGCGGCCATCGGTCTAGCGGCGTTCATCGAGGCGCTCACTGGACTCTTGTCCCTCGGCGGACAGAGTGTCGAACTCTTCCTGCAACTATGTCAGGGCCTGATCGACATGCTGCCCTCGCTCGGCACGAACGCCGCGCAGGCGCTGATCAACTTCTGCCAGGTCTTGGTCGATAATCAGCAGACAGTCGTCGATACGATCACTTTGCTGATGACAGCGATCGCTCAGGCGGCCATCAACTCGGCCCCGACCATCGTTGAGGCGTTCGGAGTCATCACTATGGCTATCCTCAACAAGTTCGTTGAGCTAACGCCTCAAGTGACCCAGGCCGCATTCGACATGATCATCGGCTTCATCGATACCTGTACGGCGAACATGCCGACATTGGTGTCCTCGGGAGCCAACCTGATTCTGTCCTTCCTGCAAGGATTGAACGACTGGATTCCGACGATCGCCGATGCTGCCACGACCGCCATCGTGACCTTCATCACGGCTATCGGAGACAACTCGCCCAGGGTGGTTAACGCCGCGTTCGACACCGCGATCAAGTTCATCAACGGTCTTGCGGACTCCATTCGCAATAACAAGGATCGTTTGTATGACGCGTGCGGGAACCTGGTGGACGCCATCAAAGGCTTCATCATGGAGGGCATCGAGCGAATCAAGAGCCGCATCAAGTCGAAGGCCGGAGAACTGGGCAGTCACCTGGTCGACGGTATCAAGAACGCCATTCGAAACGGGATTTCGGGAGTCGTCAACCAGATCAGGGACTTGGCTAACCGGGCAATCGCCAAGGCGAAGGACTTCTTCGGAATTCACTCGCCTTCCAGAGTCTTCTATGAGATCGGTCAGTACAATATTCAGGGTCTGGCCAACGGTCTTAGGGACTCCGGTGAGGCGATCGGCGCCATTTCTGACCTGAGCGACACTTTGACCGGGTCGATGAAAGCCGCCATGGATAGTCTCGACTACTCGAGTTACCTCGACGAGTCGACCCTGAGTCCCGAGATCAAACCTGTGATGAACCTGGATAACATCACCGAGGGCGTCGACCAGATGCAGCAGCTCCTGAATCAGGACAGTCTCGTGGCGCCGGTGACGGCGCAAATGGCTTCGCAGGCGGCCGCACAGCCTGCCGTCACGGCCCAGCCGCAGCCTCAGACTGCGAGCGATAGGCCGTTCGGAGACGCGCAGTCGGTTGTGTTCAACCAGTACAACACGTCTCCTCGAGAGCTGTCGACAGCGGAGATCTATCGACAGACACACAACCAGCTGAGTCAGGTAAGGGAGGCTATGTATCAGCTATGATCCGCACCATCGTCCTCACCAATCCCGGTGGCGAGACGTTGGCGCTTGATCTCTTAGAGCCGTGGAACACCGGGATCGCCGTCAAGAACGTCGACGGTCTCGGTCCCGGCAAGGCCGATATTAACACCACCGACCTTGCCCTCACCGACTCAGCTCTCTTCAACGGTTCCAGGGTGCAGAAGCGCACTATCTCTCTCACCCTGGTTCCGATGGAGACCTCCACGCAGGACGTGGAGCAGTCCAGGCAGAAGATCTATCGGTTCTGCCAGATCAAGCGTCCAGTACGAATCACCGTGTACGCCGACCATCGTCAGGTGTATACCGACGGATATGTCGAGTCCTCGGAGCCCGACATCTGGTCCAACCTGGAATCCCACAAAATCTCAATCCTCTGTCCTTACGGATATTGGTACGACAACCGCGAGGATGCTTCGGACCTCATCAACTTCGACGTTGAGGAACCATCGTTCGAGTTCTCCTGGGAAGACCCTCTCCCTGATTCCCCCACACTAGAATTCTCGCGCACCCTGTCCGACAAGACGGCTGTGGCGAACTATGAGGGCGACGTCGAGGCCGGTTTCCTTCTGCGTATCAAGATACTCAAGGCCAATCCTCTTCCGATCATCCTGACCGAGACGGTCTGGCAGCAGACGATGAAACTCACAGGCAAGTGGACCCCGTCTGCCACGGCGTATCAGCCATCTGTCGGAGACACCATCGAAGTGGACACCCGCGTCGGCCGAAAAGGGATCTATCTGGAGAAGCCGAACGGAACTCGCTACAAGGGGATGTACTTCCTGGACTTCAACTCCGACTGGCTGCTCATGCATCCAGGACGAAACGAATTTCACTATTCCATGTCCGATAAGACGGCCGTGGATATTCGATTCACCACGGACATCACGTATCAGGGGGTGTGAATGTATCTGGCCGTACTCGACGAATCCTGCAACCTCACGCACCTCGTCGATGACTATATTTCGGTCGTGTGGACTGAGCGCTTCCATGGCTACGGCGATTTCAAACTGGTCGTGCCTGGAACGTACGACAACCTCCAGGAGTACCAGCTGGATTATTACTTGTTCACCAAGGATACGAACAAGCTGATGATCATCGAGCAGGTCGAGATGGAAACGCACTACGGCGAGTCCAGCACACTCACGATCACTGGGCGCTCGATCGAGTCCGTCCTTGACAGGCGAGTACTTCACCCGTATCCGGTGAACGACTACACCATCTGTGCCAAGCACGAGTCAACTAACGGCATCATCCGAGACGTCGTCAAGGACATGACGAACCTCCTGTTCAAGGTCGACGATTCGAGTCACCCGAGACACGTGCAGGGCTTCCGCTGGTACCATCCCTGGGATCTACCCGCAGATATTCTGCATGGACGTGATGGAAACGCCATGGATATAGGGTCGATGCGACTCGGATCCAATGAAGCGATCAGGACGTCCTCCGGATCTCACGTTGAGAATGCGGGGGTCTACGGGGAAGCCACCTGGGACCAATACATCATGCAGGGCTCGTGGTACACCTTGATGCAGGATATCACAGACCTCAACATGAGCGGATGGGCGATCGAGTTCGCCGACAACAATCCGTGGTACTGGTACGGGTATGCGTATCTAGGAATTAACCGAACGGACTCGCAGAGCGTGAACCCTCCCGTGACGTTCTCGCCCTCGTTCGAGAACCTATCCAAAGGCACATATCTCAAGTCCAAAGTCGGGACTCGAACGAAGATCTTCTCCGGACTCCAGCAGGTGCATGTCACCTCGGGCATGGAGCAAGAATACATGTGGCAGACGGACGTCAACATCCAGAACGAGTCTGTGGTTGTCGGCACTAATGGTCTCGGTCTGAGAGAGGGATATCTCGAGAATCCCGGGGTTATGACGCATAACGGGTACCTGGCCACGAGTGCGAACTCCGCGAGAACCGGGAACACGGGCGTGGACCCCGAGGCCGCCAGACGGCAGCTGAAGGACAAGTGCGACACGGAACTATGGAAGCACATGCCTATTCAGATGTACGAAGGTGTTGCCGCAGTCAACTCGATCTACAAGTATCGCGAGGACTTCTTCCTGGGCGACTTCGTGCAGATCGAGAACGAGTACGGCCAGAAGGACGTCGCCCGGGTGACCGAGTACGTTCGCTCATCAGACGTCAACGGGGACACCTTCTACCCCACGTTCTCGTCTTTGTCAGATCTACAGAAGAGTAAGCCGGGGTTGAACATCAAATGACGCTTACCAGTGGTTTCTACTCCTCGAAGGACGGAGACCGCAAGTATTCAGCAGAACAGATGGGTGAGCTCTTCGATGGACTCATCCACTACGGCATCTACCAGTCATACGGCCAGGCCCTGGCTGTTACAGCGATCAGCGGAAAGTGGGCCGTTCGCATAGGCACAGGTCGAGCGTTCCTCAACAAGACTTGGGTGAACAATGACGCGCCGTACGACCTTCCGCTCGAGCAGCCGGACGTCACGCACCCTCGCTGGGACTTGGTCTGCTTGCGCATCAACAGAGACCCGTCGGTCAGGGCTGCTTCGTTCGTCGTCTACAAAGGCGTGTCCAGCAGCAATCCGCAGGTCCCGAACGTACGAAGCACGGACCTCGACAAGTGGTATCCACTGGCGAGGATTCGCACGAGTCCTGGTATGCAACAGGTCACATACAACCAGATCTGGAATGCTCGAGGATCTTCTGCTACACCTTGGGTCACCGGCGTCGTCGAGGCTCTCGACGCTTCGACACTCTATGCCAAGTGGGACGCCCAATACGAGCAGTGGTCCTCCGAGCAGCAGAAGGCGCAATCTCTGAACTTCCAGAACTGGATGTCCGAACAGAAGACGGACTACGAGTCATGGCGCAACACTCTGAAGACCACTCTAGACGGCAACGCCGCGACGAAACTCGCTCAGCGTCTCGACAATGTTGAGAAGCAGATCTCGTCGTTCACGCAGGGCGTGGCGATCAAGGACGTCCTTCTGGACGCTCAAAATGGCGCCGAGATACAAGACCATGCGGGCAACCCCATCAACGCCCAGCGCCTCTATATAATGGTTTGAGCAGAGGAGTATATCTATGAAGATCTCGGACTATCCCGAGGCCACATACATCGGTCCGAACACCGACTACTTCGTCGTCCAGAACGGTACCAGCAGCACGAAGAAGATCAACGCGGACTCATTCCGGTTCGCGATGTTCGACAACGTGCCGATGATGCACCGTGTCCTAGCCAGGGGGTACAACCTCGGCTCGTCGTTCACGAGCCAGCAGCAAGCCGCTATTTCATCAGGTCAGTTCACGAACCTGTGGATCGGCGACTACTGGACTACGGGCGATACGAAGTGGTACATTGTCGATTTCGACTATTGGGGTGCGTGCGACCCGTCGATCGGTCGCCACATCGCAGTCATGCCCGACCGCAACACGTCTTCGGCCGTGATGCACCGAGGCGAATACTGCGGCGGGTTCCGCAACAGTGAACTCTTCGCGGCCCTGAATGATAACCCGAAGACTAACGCCACGAAGGCCTACGGTCTCTTCGGAGAGTCGCACATTCTAGCGCACAACTCCTGGTTCGAGAACCGCTGGGACACGGACACCAAGTACGGCGGAACAGTTCGCGAGGAGGGCTACCGCCTCTACGCCCAGAACGGCGAGGTGTTCAAGATCAAGGTGACGATCCCCACCGAGCAGATGCTGTTCGGCGCGCACGTCAAGCAGTCATTTCAGAACGGCTCCGAGGGCGCATACCGGGCAGAGTGCCGCCAGCTTCGGTATTTCCAGCTGTTCAACCATCAGAATCCGAACGAGGATTTCTGGCTCCGTGACCAGACGTGGGCTAACTACTTCAGCGCCTGGAAGGGAAACATCGCCCGAGATGAGGTCATGACGAACTCTCTCGGAATCCGGCCGGTTCTGGCTATCGGAGGCTGACGCATGCGCCCAGAGCTCACTATGACATTGACCATCGTGACAAGCGTACTCGCGTCTAGTGGTCTATGGGCCTTCTTGGATCGCAGGGCGGACAGAAAGGACGCTCGAACACAGCTCCTTCTCGGCATTGCGCATAACCAAATAATGGCTCTCGGGACGGCGTACCTGTCTCGAGGATATATCACCATCGACGAATACGAGGATCTGCAGAAGTATCTGTATTCCCCGTATTCGTCATTCGGTGGTAACGGCATGGCCGAGAAGGTCATGAAGGAAGTCCAGGAACTTCCTATACATTTTCCGGAGACTCGCAAACACTACAGACCGGAGGACAAGCATGTCTAACTCCACCTACGACAAGGCCAAGTGGGCTGCCCTCACCCTGCTTCCCGCACTGTCGGCCCTCTACGTCGCTCTCGCCGCCTCGCTCGGTTGGGGTCACGTGGATGCGGTTGTCGGAACCATCGCTGCCGTCGACACCTTCCTCGGCACGCTGCTCGGCATCTCGGCCAAGAACTACACCCCGTCCACCGACGGCGTGCTCCACGTCGACCACGGCAAGCAGGAGGTCTACGCCGCTCTCGAGAAGCCAGCGAAGGACCTTGCCGAGAACAAGACCGTCACCCTGGCGGTGAACGAGGTCGCCTGATCGCGTCCCCAACATGTCCTATAATGAGAACCCCATCTGAAAGGACAGCCCGAAATGAACACTCCCGAACACAATGCTGAGAACGCCCTGAAGGACGCTTACGCATTCATCGACGGAATGGACCCCGACGCGGAGGCGTACGCGAATGCGCTCGCCAACATCCGTGAACTGGAAGCCATCTGCGCGAAGCATCGAGACGAGACTCGGCGTGCTGAGAAGCACGAGAGCGAACTCGATAAGCAGCGAGCAGTCAAGCTTCCGTCCCCGGACACGATCGTCACATGCGCGACGTCTCTCGTGTCGGTCCTTCTCGTCGTGAAAGCTGAGAGCATCCTGCCGGTTACCAGCAAGGCACTCGGATTGATCACGAAGGTCCGTATCTGACCGTTCAACGTCCCAGAACTCATATTCGAGCAACTCGCAAGAACATGGGTTCTGGGACTTGGATTCTAAAAATTCCCGGGTGGGCCGTCGGGACTCGCAATCTCAACACGCCCTATAATGAGACCCCGACTATTGGAAGGAATACACCATGTCCTACGGCACCAAGCTCAAGGAGATCGCTCTGCACGACTCGCTCGCGGTTTGGCTGTACCTCGACAACCTCGAGAAGACAGCCGATCCCGTGTACGCGAACGCGCTCGAGCGGCTTGCTTACGAGCGGCTTGCTCAGGATCACGTGACCGCCTGAACATATTCATAACTCAACCCCACGAACCCCGTAACAAGGGTTCTGGGTTTACCATGACAAGATAGGAGCACACATGAGTTCTGCACTGGTGACGACAGCGTCCAAGTGGATTGTCCGGAACCTCCCGGCCATCCTGACAGGGTCCGCCGTGGCAGGTCTTGGCGGAACTGTATATCTGGCCGTCAAGGCTGATCGAGAGGTCCAAGCCATCAAACGTCGGCAGCGCACATTCAACGAGAAGGATTGGAAGACCAAGTACAATGTTGCCTACAAGCTCTACGTCCCCGCAGCCCTCGCCGGTGCGGCAACAGCGGCGTCCGTCGTGGGTGCCTTTGCGATCGGGAATCGTCGTCAAGCCGCAGCAGCCGCAGCCTACGCGTTCACGAAGGAGTCGTACGACCGCTACCGTGCCACGGCACGACAGGAGATTGGCGACGAGCGGGAACGTGAGCTTGCTACTCAAGCTGCTGAGCGAGTGAAGACTCCGGCTACTACGACAGTAGTGGGATCGGGCGATGTCCTGTTCTACGACGGACACAGTGGACGCTATTTTCACTCCACGATCGAGACGGTTCGGCAGATCCAGAACAACCTGAACTACCAGCTGCTCAAGGGTGATCTGGTGTCTCTGAACGACTTCTACGCGGCTGTCGGTCTTGAGCCGACAGATCTCGGTCAGCAACTGGGCTGGAACGAGCCGAATGCGATCGACATTCGTTTCGGATCCACGATCACGGATGACGGTAAGCCCTGTGTTGTTACGGACTTCCTTCTCGAGCCCACGGAGGCTTGGTTCCGGTTCGCGTGACGAACACGGACTATAACGAGAGAAAGGAACCAACATGACAAGTAGAATCTCATCCGTTGCTGGATTTGTCGCTGATGTCACTGCTAGTGCTGCCGCCGACGCGATTCTGATGTCGTTGTGTCCTCCCGCTGGTACCGCCGTTACGGTGATGCGCCACGTGGGAGTTCACGCGATTTCGGCCGCAGTCGGCGCGAGCACGGGTAAGTCGATCAGAGATCAGGTCGAGGAGACGGTCGAGTCCATTCGATCCATGAAACAGTCCTGAACCAGAGAGCTCAGAGCCCCTTAACACGGGCTCTGGGTTTCTCCATTCGCAACCTCAACACGCCCTATAATGAGAACCCATCTATCCGAAAGGAATACTCATGTCTGAGAACACCTCCACCACCGTTGTTGAGAACGAGAGCGAAGACGCTCCCTTCATCACGATCGACTGGACGCAGGCTGTTCCCGCTGCGAAGAAGTTCGCACGCATTGCTGCTCCCGCAGTCACCGGCATCGCGCTGGCTGTGGTGATCCGCAAGGTCGTGAAGAACGCTTCGAAGCAGGACGCCGACGTGGCCGATCTGACCGAGGGCGTCGACGTTCCCGAGATCGACTCGGCGGACGAGAACGAAGACTGACACATCCATCTGACAGACACTCAACCCCATGGGCCCCTAACACGGGCTCATGGGTTATCATTTCACCAAGGAGCATTCAATGATCAAGCAGACCGTGACGGCCGAGGACTTCGACGGAAACTCGCACACCCAGACGCTTTGGTTCCACCTCAACAAGACGGACGTTCTCGCCCTTCAGCGAAAGCTTCCCCGAGGAATCGAGGATACGATCGCCACGCTTGCGAACAAGAAACGCGAGGACGTCACCGACGAAGATACGTGGACACTGTACGATTTCTTCAAGCTTCTGATGGATTCCAGCTACGGGCGCAAGTCCGCGGACGGTCTCCACTTCGAGAAGTCTGAGGAGATCCTCCACGAGTTCCAGTCCTCCATCTTCTATGACGAGTGCCTTCTCGGTCTTGTCCAGAAGGAGGAGAAGGCGATCGCGTTCTTCAACGGCATCTTCCCGAAGACGCTGATCGACCAGGCCAAGGCGGAGCACCCCGAGCTCTTCCCCGCTAACTGACCATAAATCGAAAGGAACACATACATGTCCAGCAGCGTTCCGATTCGCGGATCCCTTCCTGCGAACAGCAACCGTAAGCCGATCGAACGAGTTACGTCCAAACCGGCCATCGTCAAGGATCGCACAATCCAGCAGAAGGCACGAGACGCATTTCTCGGCGACGATGTGAAGAGCGTCGGCGACTTCCTCGTCTGGGACGTGGTTGTCCCGGCGGTCAAGAACACGATCTCGGACATGGTGACCACGGGCGTCAATCGTCTTCTCTTCGGGGAGAACAGGACGCCTCTGAGCACTGCCAGGACGGATCATACGTCATATTCTCGAGTCTATCGGGATCGAGGTGACGCCTCGTCCAGGAACCGCGGTTTCGTAAAGCCCGTAGGACAGTACGATTTCTCGAGGATCGTCATCCAGTCACGCACCGAGGCTGAGGAGGTCCTGAATAACCTTGATAGGACGATCGAGGAGTACGACTTCGCCGCCGTCTCCGACTTCTACGATTACGTCGGTGTCAGCAAGGAGTACACTGACGATCGTTGGGGCTGGCGCGATCTTCGAGGAGCCAGCATCATGCGAGTTGCCGAGGGATACGTCATCAACCTGCCTCGTCCGGAGTCATTGTGAGAAAAGAACCCGCTAAAACCATCTCGTGGATCATTGTCGCCGTAGTCGTTCTCTCGGCGCTATGGGTGATGTGGATCTGTCCGGGAATCATCGCCAAACTCGTCATCACTGTCGCCGTAATCGCGTCTCTTGTGTCAGCACTAGTGGAGGATCTCAAAGAATGAAAAAAGTCGATTGGCTCTTCGTCCTGTTCTGGTTCTTGATCGCTTGCGCATACGGAGCGATCATCGTTGGGGCCCTGATGAACGGCTGGGTTCTGTTCCTGGTCCTCCTTGGCGTTCTGTCGGCTGTGGCCCTCGTCGGCGCAGGAGGCAAGTAATGGGGTTCAGCGCATTCTGCATCGTCTCGCTCGTTCTATTCGTCGCTCTCATGGAATGGACGCTTCGATGAGCGTCTCGATCATCATATTCGTCATTCTCGTCGGGATTGTCTGGGCATGCTACGATGACTTCCCCGACTGACTCGGTGGTGGACGATGTCCTCACAGCAACCGTCTCCGCCCTGGCGATACTCAAGATCGCTGGGGCGGAGCGAGCGCTGGCATTTCAAACGCTGGCGTTCCTACATTATATGTCACAGAGGGTACGGTATTATGCGTCTATCACGAATGCGAGAGGCGCTGATCGGAATCAACCCGGATAGAACGGACTGGGTCAAAACCGTTAACGCCCTCCCAGATTCCAGAATCGTATACTTATATCACTCTTATCGCGAAAGGAACTTCATAAAATGAGTTCATCGATCCTGACCAGGAGCCTCGGAAAAGCCTCTCTGGTCGTATCCAAGCATGCCCCGGCCATTCTCACGGCTATGGGTGTTGCGGCTTTCACCACCAGCACCGCCCTGGCTGTTAAAGAATCCTTCACCCTCACTGGCGAGGTGTATGACGACCTTCTAGAGATCAGCGAGCTCAAGGAGACGCCCGAGCCGTCTGGAAAAGAGGCTCAGCAGGAGCTTGCCGCCAGGCGCGCTAAGACTTACGGACGATTCGTTCTCAAGGTCGCCAAGCATTACCGTCCCGCGTTGATCGCGGGTGCTATCGGTACAGCGAGCGTCGTTTCGGCGCATCGTCTGTCTGCAAAGCGCATCGCGGGGCTGACCATGGCGGTTGCGGCTGCTGACGAGTCTCTGCGCAAGTACAAGAGCGCCATCGAGAAGGCGTTCGGCGCTGAAGCAGTCCAGGACGCCTTGAGCAAGAGCCGAGAGGCGATTCTGTCCGAGGCCGTCAAGGTCGACGAGGACGGTAACGAGAGCGTCGATGACCAGAGTGTCCTCGACCAGTACGGCATGTCGCAGTACGCCGTTGCGTTCGACGAGAACGCCTCTCTGTGGGAGCCGAACGAGGACTTCGACATCATGATGCTGAACGCTCAGGAGAAGTACCTGAACAACAAGCTCATGTGCGACGGTTACGTGCTTCTCAACGACGCATACACTACTCTGGGGCTGCCCAAGACGTCTGCTGGAGCGGTCGTCGGATGGGTCTACAAGGGCGGTGAGGGAGACGGCTACATCTCCTTCGGGGACTTCGAGTCTTGCAATGTCCGCCACTACGACGCCGCCAGGGGTCGTGAAGTTACTGATTTCTTCCTGGACTTCAACGTCGATGGCGTGATCTGGGACAAGATTGATGAGGTTTCTGTCCGATGAACACCAAAGTTGCTATTGCCGCTGCCGCCGCGCTGGGGGCTGTCGCGGGCTTCGGCCTGGGATATTCTCTGGCGCGGCGCAATGCCGCCCAGGAGAAAGAGGAGCTTCAGAGCTCCCTCGAGGCGGCGCGCAAGGACGTTGAGGTTTATGCACAGCATGCAACCGAGTCCGCCAAGACCGTCGAGAAGCTCGAGGAGAAGAGCAAGCGACTCGAGTACGAAAACGGGCGTATGTCCTATCAGGTTCAGCAGATGAACGAGGCGAATCGCATTCGCAAGCTCGTCGAGGAGGACTACGCCAAGAACCCCGACGTTATCGATGAGCCGGTCGACATGGAGTACTCGAGCCAGGAGGCTTACGAGGCCGTTCCGGAGAGCAAGCGCATGGAGGTCCGGTACTACACTGTTGACGACGTCCTCTGCGATTCGGACAACGTCGTGATCGAGGATGTCAACGGATGGATCGGCGAGATGGGCGCCCAGAGCACTTTGGGGTATCTCACCACCTTCTACGTCTACAACACCCACAAGGACCTGCAGATGAAGCTCGAGATCGTCGAGGATTCATACGAGCAGGATGTTCTTAGGAATATCGACGAATGAGAACTCTAGAGGATATTGAAAAAGAACTGCAGGACGGTTGGTATTTCGACGCCCTCTATGACCTTGTGGCGGCGGACCGCGAAAACGTCACCGACCTGTCCTACAGGACGCTTCTGGGCGTCCTGGACGGGGTTGAGTTCAGGGACACTCGCGGCATAGACGGTAATCGCATTCAGGACGCTCAGGAGCTTCGTGCCGATCTGATCGCCGAAGAGGACCTGGATCACGCAGTCGTTCGTCCGTTCATGAATGTGTCCATGCTCGAGGTGATGATCGCCATTGCCAATCGCCTCGGTCAGATCACCGGCGACGAGGACACGGCGTTCTGGTTCTGGGAAATGGTCTCGAATCTGGTACTTGACGGAATCGACGACGCCGAGTACTGGTCGGACCCGGAGAGCTGCGAAGCCGAAATTCTCGATCGTGTTGACGACGTCATCAACATCAACTACGACCGAGACGGTCTAGGCGGGCTATTCCTTCTCAGAGAGGGGGTGGCGCCTCAGGATATGCGAGACACTGAGCTGTGGTACCAGATGCAGTACTACGCGAACGAGGTGTCTCCCTTGTAAGGAGAACGCATGAGCTTTTTCAAAGTGACGGAGTACGAGGACCATAAGACGAAGGTTCGCAAAGTCCGTCCGTCATACCGAAACACGTGCCCCGACGACCTGATCATTCGCGGAGGCGCTTTCTACGCGGTATATTTGCCCGAAAAGGGCTTGTGGTCCACCGAGGAATTCGATCTCGTGCATCTGGTTGACAAGACGCTCGAGTCGTATTCCGCCGAACACGGAGATCCGAAGGTGATGAAGCTCGAGGACCAGGACAGCGGGCAGTACAAGTTGTTCAAGTCCTGGTTGCGCAACATGCCGGACAACCCCCGAGCTATGAACCGCAATATCCTATTCCGCTCCTCTCCCAAACGCAAGGAGGACTACGCCACCAAGCGTCTGTCCTACGATCCTGTTGATGGCGACTACAGCGCCTATGACAGGCTCATGGGAACACTCTTCGAACCTCCCGAGAGGCAGAAGCTGGAGTGGGCCGCTGGCTCAATCCTTGCGGGCGACAGCAAGAAGATTCAGAAATTCTTCGTGCTATACGGTCGCGGCGGCGTCGGTAAATCCACGTTCTTCAGGATTCTCAACATGCTGTTCGAGGACTACGTGGGGACTTTTCAGGCGAAAGCCCTCGGGCAGGCGCAGAACCGTTTCGCCCTCGAACCCCTCAAGTCGAATCCGTTGTTGGCGATCGACGATGACGGCGACTTGAGTAAGATTGAGGACAACACCCGCCTCAATCAGATCGTCTCTCACGAGAGGCAGATCATGGATGAGAAAGGAAAAGGCCTGTACGAGATCGCGTTCGACACGATGCTCTTCGTCGGAACGAACTCGCCGGTGAAGATCACGGACGCGAAATCCGGGGTTATTCGCCGTTTGATAGACGTCCGCCCTTCCGGCCATCGTCTGCCCATAAGCCAGTACGAGCTCTGCATCCAGGAGATATCCGAGACAATCCCGCATATAGCGAAGCGTTGTCTGGATGTGTATCGTGCACTAGGCCCGTGGGCATATGAAGCATATGAGCCCATCGCCATGCGCAGCAGGACAGAGCCCCTCTTCAACTTCGCGTTGGAAATGGAGGACGAGCTGGACCAAGCGGACGGGATAACGCTCAAGCGGGCGTATTCGTTGTACAAGCAGTACTGCGAGATGGCGAACATCGAGTATAAGATGCCGATGTATGTGTTCCGCGAATCGTTGAAGGACTTCTATGATACGTTCAAAGATCGAGATCAACGAAGCGGAATGAATCGCCGATCGGTGTACTACGGGTTCGACCACGACTCCCTCCGGAACAAGGACGGAATCGTTCAGGAAAAACCGGAACCGTGGTTGAAACTGGATAATACGGACTCGTATCTTGACGAGCGGTATGCGGATAGACCGGCGCAGTACGCCACCCCGGACGGCCATCCCGGAAAGCCATGGGACGACGTCACAAAAACTCTGAAGGAACTAGACACAAGGAGCGAGCACTTTGTCCGTCCACCGGTCAACGAGGTCGTCATCGATTTCGATCTCTCTGAAGGGGGATCCAAATCTCTTGAGCGCAATATTGCAGCCGCAGCTCAGTGGCCTCCTACATACGCTGAGCTCTCACGAAGCGGAGGAGGTATCCACCTCCATTACGTTTACGATGGAGACACCAACAGACTCCGCAATTTCATTGAAGACGGAATCGAGTGCAAAGTCTATCGAGGAAAGTCAGCACTCCGCAGGCGTCTCACCAAATGCGGCGGACGACCGACTCTTGCACGACTTTCCGAAGGGGACCTCCCTCTCAAGGATGAACCTGTGATCTCGGACACCCGAATGAAGAGCGAGAAGGCCCTGCGCCAACTCGTTCTGCGCAACCTTCGTAAAGAGATACACCCCGGCACCAAGCCGAGCGTGGACTTCATTCGCAAGATCCTTGACGATGCGTATTCGTCAGACTTGTCGTATGATATATCTGACATGCGCAACCAGGTTATGGCGTTCGCAGCATCCAGCACCCATCACGGGGCGTACTGCCTCGAGCAGGTGGCGAAGATGCACTTCCAGTCCGAGAATGACGAGGAATCCGAGAACCCGCCAGTGTCGGAAGGAGATCTCATTTTCTTCGACTGCGAGGTCTTTCCAAATCTCTTCCTCCTCAACTGGAAGGTCCAGGGAAACGAGAAGGTGGTCCGAATGATCAATCCGGACCCGGAGGAAGTCGAAGCACTATGTCGGAATCGTCTTGTCGGCTTCAATAACCGAAGGTACGACAATCATATCCTCTACGCACGAATAATCGGATATTCGAACTACGAGCTCTACAAGCTCTCGAAGAGGATCATCGAGTCCCACGTAAAGGCAGGCTTCGTAGAGGCGTATAACCTCTCCTACACGGACGTGTACGACTTCGCGGCGAAGAAGCAGTCCTTGAAGAAGTGGGAGATCGAGCTCGGTCTTAAGCACGATGAGCTCGGTTTCGACTGGGATGAACCGGTGCCTGAGGAGCACTGGACACGCGTGAGTGAGTACTGTGATAACGACGTCATATCCACGGAGAAGGTGTTCGACCATCTCCGCGAGGATTGGGTCGCACGTCAGGTTCTCGCCAAGGTGGCCAGGCTTACGCCGAATCACTCGACTAACGCCCTCACAACCCGAATCATTTTCGGCAAGGAGAAGCATCCGCAGCTGGTCTACACGGACTTGAGCGAGATGTTCCCCGGATACAAGTACGAATACGGCAAGTCCACGTACAAGGGCGTGGAGGTCGGCGAAGGAGGTTACGTCTATGCTGAGCCTGGTATTCATCGTGATGTTGCTCTTCTGGATGTTGCATCACTACATCCTACGTCCATTGAGCAACTCAATCTGTTCGGCGAGTACACGTCGCGCTTTTCGGAGATCAAGATGGCTAGGATCGCCGTCAAACATGGCGATACGGCATCCGCTGCTAGTCTTCTTGGGGGTGCTCTTGGTCCGTACCTGGGATCGAAAGAAGAGCTCTCAGCCCTCGCCTATGCCCTCAAGATCGCCATCAACAGCGTCTACGGACTCACGGCTGCCAAGTTCGACAATCCCTTTCGGGACCCCCGTAACGTCGACAACATCGTCGCGAAACGCGGGGCCCTTTTCATGGTCGATCTGAAGGAGGCTGTGCAGGAGCGGGGTTTGACGGTCGCGCATATCAAAACCGACTCGATCAAGATTCCTAACGCAACTCCAGAAGACATCCAGTTCGTCATGGACTTCGGCAAGAAGTACGGATACGATTTCGAGCATGAGGCGACATACGATCGTATGTGCCTTGTGAACGATGCAGTGTACATCGCGCATGACGAATCGGGATGGCACGCAACCGGCAAGCAATTCCAGGAGCCCTATGTCTACAAGAAGCTGTTCACCAGAGAGCCCATCGAGTTCGATGACTACATCCAGGCCAAGTCAGTCACAAGCCGAATGTATCTCGCACCCGATAGTGACGACATCGTGCCTGAGGATCTCAAATTCATTGGTCGTGTGGGAACGTTTGTTCCGGTCGTCGAAGGAGGCGGAAGACTTCTACGCGAAACGCGCAGGAAGGACCCTGACGGCCAAGACGTCATATCCTACGGAGCAGTCGCCGGCACCAAGGGATACCTCTGGATGGAGTCAGGGGACGCTCTTCTGACCGGGGCGCGAATCGACCAGCGATATTATGACAAGTTGGCCGAGGATGCCCTGGATCAGATCAGAAAGTACGGCGACGAAGAGATCTTCCGCGCCGTCTGACATTCGGCAGTGGGGTCTTCATCGCGAGCTTAACAAGGCTTATAATGGAGACCCCACTATCGAAAGGAAAGACCATGAACAAGAAGCTCGTCAAGATCGCCGTTGCCGCGGTTGTAGCGGGTGCCGTCACAGGCATCTGCCAGGCCGCGTACGACGCGAAGGACAACGAGACCGATCAGGAGAAGTGACTCCGAATCCGTATCCGTGAAACAACGGGTATGGATTTTTTAGCGGAGAGGAACACATGGAGACTTTCACACGACGTCTGGATGCTGAGGAGGCGGCGATTCTGCAGGATCATGTTCTCGATCTTCTGTCCACGACGAAGGAGACGCATCTTCGCCTTTTGACCACCCTTGACGAGGAAGTTCCAGAGGTCTACAGCGACTACGAGGACACTATGCTCACCGTGATGCGCAAGGAGATCTCACGCATCACTGATTGGCTCAAGAACTACTGATAGGAGAACGCACCATGGCTAACTACATTATTCGCAACGCACGCCTTCTGTTCCGAAACTTCTCGGGGGCCCCGAACAAGTTCGGCAACACGGACAGGACGTTCTGCGTTATTCTCCCCCCTGACAAGGAGCGAGCATTCCGGGAGGAGGGCTTCAACGTTAAGACACTCAAGCCTCGTGACGAGGAAGAGGAGCCCACGCCTTTCGTCCAGGTCAAGGTTCGTTACGGATATCGTCCGCCTAAGGTTACTCTGATCGCCGGAGGCGCAAGAACTCCTTTGACCGAGGATACGATCGGTCAGCTGGACTTCGCGGACATCGAGCAAGCCGACTTGAGCGTTCGTCCTTACCACGGTCGGACTCGAGCGGGCATTGAGTTCTGCACAGCATACCTTGACAAGGCGTATATCACGATCGCCACTGACGAGCTCGATGCGATTTACAACCCGCCCGCCCCCGAGGAAGAGGAGCCGCCGGAGGAGTGGCGCTGATGATCTTCGACAAGTCGAAGTACGAGTACGAGATCGATGACGATACTATCACCATCAAGGAACGGGTCGACCGGTTCAAGTCCTCGAATACTTGCATCACCGAGAACTCGGACAACGTCTCGCATCCGCCGCATTACGCCAATGGCTGGAGTAATGGCGCCGAGGTGATCGACCTCACCGAGCACCTCTCATTCTGCGCGGGCAATGTTGTGAAGTACGTCTGCCGCGCGGGTCGCAAGGATCCTGGCAAGCGCATCGAGGATCTGAAGAAGGCTCGGTGGTATCTCGATCGAGAGATCGCAAGGTTCGAGGGGGAATGATGCGGTATCCATCCACCAAGAACCTCGCCGGGTACTATCAGACTCGAGCGGGGGCGGTCGTGAAAGCCGAGAAGCGGAACGACATGTGGACCGTGCACATCGGATCTCGCGACGTCGTGATCATCAGCGACGACGCATTCTACTCGCTGTTCTCGGGAATCGTCTGAGACGGCACTTGAACCCGGGGGTCCTCTGGAGACATTGGGCCCCCGGGTTTGCGCAACAGCACACTTTTGTATTACTACAAAGATCGGAACACACAATGACTTACGACGAGATTCTCGAGCGGGTCCAGTACTCGATATCGCAGGCCCAGCGAATGAGCGCGTATTGGTCGGCCACCATCAACACTGCTCATTTCACGCACGACGTGATCTCGAAGATGGCTCGGGACTCCATGGAGTGCAAGAACCACATTCGGGCCCTCGACAGCCTCGAGGAAGACGCTCAGAACCTCCCTCTTCTCGTGGAGGACACCGACGTCTCGGACATTCTCGCACTCGTGTTCCAGACCAGGGACGTCTGGATCTCCATTCGCACCACGTTGAAGAAGACCCTTGGGGAGACGATCTGAGATGGACCGCATTCGCGTTATCGTCGAGTGGACTCGCATCACCGCCCGTTTCTGGAGGTTGTACGTCGATCCCTGGAACGAGGACCAGACGTTCCTGCGCAACGACTATCGAACAGCCCACGCATATCTCGAGGAGTTGAAGTCGCTGCCCGTCACCCCGGCTCTGATCACCGCCCAGGAGGAGCTCCAGACACTTCTCCACAATCTCGATTGGAAGGTATCATGATTCTCCGAACCTGCGTCAAGGATGCACCAGACGTTGTGGATGAGATCACTGGACCGGTTACTGTTCTGGACGGTGAGTGGTGCATCCCGGTGACGTACCCGAACATGTTCCTCGAAGGAGACACCATAGAGGACGTGGTCCACTACAGCGATAAGCGTTGGACCATCACAGAGACCGAGTACGAGATAAAAGCCGTTTGGAAGCACGACCGTACAGAAGAAGCACGCTGATGAGGACTATCGTATTTCACTTGACTCACACTGATCACAACGGTAACTTGCACACCGAGACTCGGCACTGGCAGGAGCGCGAGCACAGTGTTCAGAAGCTCCTGGACATCATGCTCCGCAAGCACCGTCTGCACCACCCTCGACTGGTCAACAAGCGGTACGAGCTCGACCGCACGGTCTATCATTACCACGCGGAGCTCTCGGATGACTGAGAGGTGGGTCGAGTCCACGTACTACGAGAACACCGAGGTGAGCGATCTCGGAAACATCCGACGGACCTCGGACAAGACCCCTCGTAACCACCCGATGCGAGTTCGCAATCACGCCACGACCGCTGAGCCCTGCGTGACGCTGCATCCCATCGGTGCTAAGACTCCCGCGGGGGGTAAAGCCTGGCGTACCGTCCCCCTGCGACGAATCGTATGGGAGACATTCCACGACGAGAAGCTTCCGCGTGGTAAGTTCGTCAAATCCTTGAACGGGGATGTTGAGGACTGCCGTCTGTCAAATCTCTTCGTCACGTCTCCCCACGAGGTCAAGCGAGCCAAGCTCGAGCCGTGGACCATGACCGAGGACTACCGGCAATGCTATGAGTGGTTCGCTCATTGTGTGAGTCTTGACGGGGAGGTCCGCAAGATCTCCGACGGATTCAGATACAAGTGGGGGGCCACAGGTCAGAATCGAAAGACGCCCTATGTCACCCTGTGCAGGAAAGGAAGAAGGTTTCACGTCGGCGTTCCCAGACTCATGGCGGACGCCTGGATCCGCCCACTGGAAAAAGAGGAGAGGGTTGTCCTGGACGATCCCGACGGCCCGCTTGCTCTTGAGAACATCCGGATCATGAATCTCAATGATGCCATGATCCACGCGCGAGGCATAGGCCTTGCCAAGGCAATGGGGTACTCGGCGGCGAGTTTTGAGAAGACCCCCGAGAAGCGCAAGTACGAAGCGGCTAAGGCGATTGGAGCAGTCAGTGAGTGGGATGAATACATTTTCGGTTGACGAGTACCTGAGCGGGGCGATCGACGAGACGGTCATTGTGCACCGTCCGACCGGGCGTCTGTGCTGGAACCACGTCACGTGGAGCTGGGGGTGGTCTTCCGATATCAACCGGTATGTCTTGACGATCTGGGACTCGAAAGGCGTCTCGGTCATCGGTACTCAGCTGTTCAAGAAGGGGCAACACGTCTTCGAGCGCTACGCCGATCCGTCAGTGATCGTGACTGCGATTTGAGCGGCTGCGTTTGGGCTCCCGTGGGCGATGGAAAACGCGTCGAGGTATCGGTCGGCGGTGTCTGTCGCACTCGGAATGAGCGATACTACTACCGGACCTTCGAGAAGGACAACGGTTATCTGGTTGTCAATCTCCCAACCTTGAGTGGAAGTAGGACGTATTACTTGCACCGCGTGGTCTGGGAGGCGTTCAGAGGCCCTCTGGGCCCTGAAGAGCACGTATATCACATCAACGGCGACAAGCGGGATAATCGCCTGGAGAACCTCGCCGTACGCTCCCGTTCAGACGGAGTGCGGCAATCCTGGGCCGATCGGAAGGAGGCTTGGACGCAGATGGCTCTTGAACTGGACTCATGGGCGTGATGCTCTGGAGTCACCAGCAAGAGGCCTTGCAGAAGATGACCGACGGGTGCATCCTGAAGGGCGGAGTGGGTTCCGGGAAGTCTCTTACGGCTCTGGCGTATATTGTCGAGTCGTATGAGACCCCCCGGTCCACTTCGCCCTCAGGGGCACCCGCCATGGTTTATATAATTTGCACGGCCAAGAAGAGGAATGACCGCGAATGGCACGACGAGGTCATTCGTATGGGTCTTGAGGAGAGGGGGTACAGCGTCGTCATAGACTCCTGGAACAACATAGCCAAGTACAAGGGCGTGAGGAAGGCGTTCTTCGTCTTCGACGAGGCTCGTGGAGGCGGTCAGGGGGCCTGGGGGAGGGCGTTCATCAAGATAGCCCGCCAGAACCGCTGGATCCTCCTGAGCGCTACGCCCGGGGATGACTGGATGGACTACCTCAACGTGTTTCTCGCGCACGGGTTCTACCGCAACAAGACCGATTTCGTGGAGCAGCACGTCGAATGGGACCGTTTCGCAAAGTATCCGAAGGTGAAACGTTGGCACAACCAGAGCAAACTTCAAGGTTTCAAGCGCCTCGTGACCGTCTCGATGCCCGATAAGCGCCACACGCGTCGAATTGTCGAGTGGGTGGATGTACCTTATGACAAAACGGCGTTCAAGGCCTTGATGAGGGACCGTTTCGACCCTTGGAAGATGGAGCCCATCGAGGACGCAGGAGCCCTGTGCTATGCGGCCAGGCGCATGGTGAACGACAACGAGGCTCGTATGGAACGCGTGAGAGCCATTCTGAGGCGTTTTAAGCGAGCGATCGTATTCTACTCCTTCGACTACGAGTTAGAGCTTCTACGTGGCTTACACGGCCTCTCAGGGGTATCTGTGGGGGAGTACAACGGACACAAGCACGAGGCCTTGCCGGAGGGGGAGTCGTGGGTGTACTTGGTGAACTACGCGTCCGGTGCTGAGGGATGGAATTGCGTGACGACAGACTGCATGATCTTCTTCAGTCTGTCGTATTCCTGGCGACAGACGCAACAGTGCATGGGGCGGATCGACCGAATGAACACCCCGTACACGAACTTGAGGTACTGGTTTCTGTACACGCAGAGTGACATAGATCTCGCTATCCGACGTGCTCAGGGGCGAAAGGAGGTCTTCAACGAGAAATCTTGGGCCCTTAGCCGGGCCTGAGCAGTCGCAAACAAAACGACTGCTGCCCTCCATAGTTGAAAAAAAAAATGGCTATGGGGGGTAGCAGCCACCTCTCGACACGGCTGGCCCGACAGGCCTTGGTCACTTTTTGGCCTTCAAGTCAGTTTTACGGCTACGATTTCCGGTTTTGACTGGAGGACTTTTCGTTGGAATCATGCGGTTTTATGCCCTGTAGAAGCCAAATCCTTACTCCTTACTAGTTAGAAAATAAATAATAATAATATAGAGAGAAATATAGAAAATTATAGCGGTATAGGAAAAATACCGTTTTCGGCTAGAATCGTTTACTCCTGTCACACCAGTCACAAATAGTCACACCTGTTACAGGTTACGCCACAGTTTTAACACCTGTAACATCTGTAACATGTTTGCCCCCTTACGCGATTCGACCCGCCCGATCCAAGACCTTCCATACCCACCATATCGCCTACGCAACATGCATTATAATGAAGACGGATCATCTCCTATCGATTTACCGGAGTCACCATGCTCGAACGAGACTTCCAGGCCAAGCTCATCAAGGAGATCAAGAACCGGCTTCCGGGCAGTATGGTTTTGAAGAACGACCCGAACTACAAGCAGGGTGTTCCGGATCTCCTCGTCCTCCATCGAGACCGATGGGCCGCCCTCGAGGTGAAGGCCTCCCCCAAGGCCACGCACCGTCCGAACCAGGATTGGTATGTGTCCAAGATGGACGACATGGCCTACGCCGCGTTCATCGATCCATCCAACAAGGAGCACATTCTAGATGAAGTTCAACGATCACTCGAGGCTTGAGGGCGCACACGCATTTCTGAGCGCCAGCAAGTATCACTGGGTGAACTACGACGATACCAAGTTGGTCGAGTCCTACCGCACGGCTCAGGCTGCAGCTATCGGTACCCGCCTTCACGCAATGGCCGCCGAGCACATTCGCCTCGGCATGCGCATGCCCCGCAACAAGGCGACGTTCAACGCCTACGTGAACGACGCCATCGGGTATCGCATGACCCCCGAGCAAGTTCTGTACTATTCCCCGAACATCTACGGGACAGCTGACGCTATCCGCTTCTACGAGAATTCTCGATTTCTGAGGATCCACGATCTGAAGACGGGGACGACTCTGGTCAGCATGACCCAGCTCAAGATCTATGCGGCCCTCTTCTGCCTGGAGTACGACGTCCGCCCTGGCGATATTTCGGCAGAGCTGCGGATCTACCAGAACGACGAGGTGACGATCGAAGAGCCCGACACTGATGAGATCGGGCATATCGTCGACAAGATTGTTCATTTCGACAAGCTCATTGAAGACATTAAGCTCGAAGACGCCTGAGGGCTAGAGCAGGAGGTTCAATGCTTCTGGACGATATTCTCGTTCACTACGGCACCCCCCGCCATTCGGGACGGTATCCATGGGGGTCTGGCAAGGATCCCTACCAGAGTGCTAAGGGCTTCTTCGCCGAGAGACAGCGCCTTCGCGACCAGGGATTGAGCGACACCGAGATCGCTCGAGGCTGGGGAATGTCGACCACCGAGTTCCGAGCCATCGGGATGCACCTTGGCGAGGAGAAGCGGGCGGGCGACATTTCACGAGCTGTCCGCATGAAGCAGGCCGGACTTCCGAACACGGTCATCGCCGAGAAGATGGGGATCAACGAATCCTCCGTTCGCAACCTCCTCTCCAAGGACACTCGCGAGGTCAAATCCAGCGTCAACAGGACTGCGGACATTCTGGCGGAGCAGGCCAAAAAGCACAAGTACATCGAGTACGGTGCCGGCGTTGAGCTCAACCTAGGATGCTCCGACGCCACGCTTCGTACGGCGGTCGAGGTTCTCAAGCAGCGCGGGTATGTCACCAACGAGGTCTATGTAAAGCAGGCCGGGAGTGATAAGTTCACCACGCTCAAGGTCCTCTCGCCCCCTGGAACGAAGCGCTCCGATCTGATGGCCAACCGCGACAAGATCCGGACTCCGGGAATCGCCGCGGACCTGGATGGCGCATTCACCACCGGAATCAAGAAGCCTTCATCTATTTCGTCCAAGCGCATCAAAGTTCGCTACGATGAGGATGGCGGCACGGACATGGACGGGGTCATTCAGATTCGCCGTGGGGTAAAAGACCTCTCGCTCGGCAACAGTACCTACGCCCAGGTTCGAATCGCTGTGGACGGCACCCATTACCTCAAAGGCATGGCCATGTACAGTGATGACATGCCCAAAGGGGTGGATGTCGTTTTCAACACGAACAAGAAGAAGGGCACCCCGAAGCTCGGCCCCAAGGATAACACCGTCCTGAAGCCGATGAAGAAGGACCCCGACAATCCGTTCGGAGCCACCATCCGCAAGCAGCTGTACTTCAAAGGCAGGGACGGAAAGCGGAAGCTGTCGGCGATCAACATCGTCAACGACGAGGGCACCTGGGACAAGTGGAGCCAGTCTCTCGCTTCCCAATTTCTGTCGAAGCAATCCCCCGTTCTCGCCAAGAAGCAGCTCGCCAAAGTTCGGGAGTCAAAGCAGAAGCAGTATGACGACATCATGAAGCTAACGAACCCGAGCCTTCGAAAGAAGCTGCTCATTTCGTTGGCCGATGATTGCGACTCGGCGTCTGTGCACCTCAAGGCCAAGGCCCTCCCGGGTCAGAGTTCGCAGGTCATTCTTCCTCTCCCTCACATGAAGAAGAACGAGATCTACGCGCCGAACTACAGGGACGGCGAGATTGTATCACTCGTTCGTTATCCGCATGGCGGTACTTTTGAAATCCCCCAGCTCGTAGTCAACAACCGTAACAAGAAGGCTCGCCGTACCCTTGGGCAGGTGACTGACGCCGTCGGTATTCATCCCAGCGTTGCGGAGAGACTCAGCGGTGCCGACTTCGACGGGGATAGTGTGGTGGTCATTCCGCATCGCGGCAAGACCAGGATCAAAGCCACCAAGCCGTTGAAAGGGCTGGAGGGCTTCGATCCTAAACGGGCGTATCCGAAATACGACGGGATGAAAGTCATGTCGGACACCCAGACTCAAATGGGTAAGATCAGCAATCTTATCACCGACATGACCATCAAGGGCGCCAGTGAGCAGGAGCTGGCCCGGGCTGTTCGTCACTCCATGGTCGTCATCGACGCGGAGAAGCACCAACTCAACTACAAGCAGTCCGAGCGCGACAACGGTATTGCCGCCCTCAAGAAGAAGTATCAATCCGGTGGAGCATCCACCCTCATCTCGAGGGCCAGCGGCGAGAAGCGCATACCCAAGCGCAGGGCCCGCTCTGCTCGAGAGGGTGGGAGTATTGATTCGAAGACCGGCAAGAAGGTGTGGGTCGAAACCGGCGAGAGCTATATCGATTCCCGGGGCAAGAAGGTGCTTCGCACTGAGAAAGTCCCCCGTATGGCTCTGACCGATGACGCCTACTCCTTGTCTTCGGGGACTCGGATGGAGAACCTGTATGCCGAGCACGCCAACTCGCTCAAGGCCCTGGCCAACAAAGCGAGGAAGGAAGCCGTATCACAGCCCCGGGTCAAGAAGAACCCCCAGGCTGCCCGGCGTTATTCTCGAGAGGTGGCCGAACTCAAGGCCCAGATAAACGTGGCCCGTAAAGCGAAGCCCCTGGAGAGACAGGCCCAGGTTATTGCTAACGGCGTGGTCGATGCCAAGGTACGTTCAAATCCCGACATGTCTTATAAGGACCGGGCCAAAGTAACGGCCATGGCATTAAAGACCGCCCGTCAAAGACTGGGGTACGATAGAAACGCCACCCGTATCCGCCCCACCCCCCTCCAGTACCGGGCCATCCAGGAGGGTGCTGTGTCGCAGTCGATGATTGATCAAATTCTCGAAAGCGCAGATTTGGATCACCTCAAATCCTTGGCTATGCCCAAGCAGACCCAGCCCCTCACAAGGCGCCAGGCGAATCGCATTTCTATTTACAGGAAGAACGGTTCGACCGTCGCCGAGATCGCCGATGCCCTGGGCATCAGTCCTGCCAGAGTTCGAGAGTATCTTTCGGGTACTGCTACAGTGGTCTAGCCACAGGACTCTGCATACGAAGCTTCTCTGAGCTTGCGTTCCGTTGTTTCCTGACTCCGCAGAGAAGCTCGCTCGGGCCTTCACTCTATACAGGGTCTCTGAGAAGGCCTTCTGCACAGGGCCTCTATGGCGGCTCCTACACAAGGGGTTCTCCGTAGGGGCCCTGTGCACACCTGTCCGTACACACTACTACAGCAGAGGTGGTGCACCCCTACCATGCAGGCTGCTAGGCTTACTACACTGGACAACCCTTACGATCCATTCGATTCGTTCTACCAATGGTATGAGTGGGACGAGGCACATGGGTACCACACCACCTCCTACCTGGGTAGGGTGGCATGGACTAGCGACGAACTGTCTGAAGCTGATGAAGTTCTTGCAACGAATCAAGCGATCGACGAGATCATCGAGCTAGACTTGACAGGAAACTACAAAAAGGTTGAATCAAGAGAAAGCTGAAAGTTCGAATCTTTCTATTTCTATTTTCAGCCAAACGGGGGGAGAGGGGTCGCAGCATCGACACCCCCCGGGCTT